CTCTCTTCTCATCCTTCAGCGTGTCTATAAAAAAATAAGGACCTTGCACACCTTGAGTCAGCTCTGTTAAAACTAACTCACACTCTTTCATCACTTCTTTTGCTATTGGAGTATCCAACTCCCAATCAAAAGAACCAAAAAGTTTGGTCTTTTTCTTCGTTGACTCCTTCTTCACATAAGGCCATCCAGCAGAAGTCGTCTTATTCAGCGCGGGGATCTCCAAAGAAGAATCACCCATCAGCGCTTGTTTAAGACTCATCCTACCAAACAACGTAGCATCTGAAGCAGTCTGAAGACCTTTCAATTTCTTGAACAAGTCCTCAGCAGCTCTCTCAACTAACTCTTTCGGGGGGGGAACAGTTTTGCAAAAATACTTATGAATAGCTTTTTGCATAGGATCTTCAATCTGTTGAGTCCTAATATTAAATCCACTAGTAAGTCTAGTGGGTTTCATTGATGAGGGGGAGAACGTATTGTGCAACAAAGAAGGCTGCACCTCGTTCTTAATGGATTGAGTTAACTTGAAAGGATGACTACCAAGGCGCACACAATTATCAACATTCACACTCTCACTCTCAACAATCTCGGGATCTAATCTTAACTGGGCCTTAGGGTAGCTTTGAAGAAGCTTCGTAAGGGACTCTCGAGTGATGATATTACAAGCACCACCTAATTTATCACCACTACAATGAATGCCAAGGATCTTTGAAGGGATCCTCACATTCTCTAACAATACGGGGCTACCACAATCTCCTGGTGAGGTTGCGATACTATAACTAATACTATCTAAATCATACCTAAACAAGGGATCCGACTGAGGAACTGAATCATTCTGAACTACAACACGCTCTCTCCTCAGAGCAACTGTACCATGACCATGAGTATACGTACCATCAGCGCACAAGCGCATGATAAAAGCACGTGAATTCTCAGTCAAAACAATCTCACTATCATTCACAAAATGCTTGATAATGTTCGTATGTAGACACACATGACGACCAAAATCTAACACAGTGAAATCAGAATCATTCCCTGCCTCCGTCGAACTAACAATATCCTTAATCGTAAAATCAAAACTCGTGAACTTATTGGTAGCCGTAAAAACAACATCCGGACGCGACAAAAGTGTACGATGAATGTGACTATTAATAAGCGCATAGGGACCAGTAACAAAGACAAAACTGAAAGCAATTCCAGGAGCGGTCACACTATACAAATTTCGTCGCAACAGCGACGCAACCTGCATAGTCTGCTCGTCCAAGTAACCTTCAGCG